GCAGGGTAATCATCAGATGGATCGAAAGGCCCATCCACATTTGTCAAACAAAGTCCTTTGATGTTCCGAGCAGAAACACCACCATTTGTGCAATCATACTTGCCGTTCTTATATACGTCTACTAACAATCCCATTATTTCCACTCCAATCCAAACTTGTCAATCATAATATCACGAACTCTTTCTCTGTCAACACTGTCACCACAGAAGTTCTCAATACCAAACTTTTTCCAACAATCTGCTGTTGCCTCAAGAATCATCTCTGGTGTCGCACCAATAGGATAAACTGCATCAGGCACGTTACCGTAGAAGCTCTCTACATACACAAGGAAATCAGTCAAGTTTCCAACAATTGTTTCAACACTTTTACTCATAATAAAACCTCTCTTTTCACTCTATACTTACAGTATACTTGTTTTGACAACAAATGTCAAGAACTTTATGCAACTAAATCCAAAAATTCTTCATCTTTAATCATTTGATTTTTTAGTTTTTGCAAACCACAGCACTTGAGGTGACGAACACGTTCCCTTGTAACACAAAGTGTTTTTCCAACTTCTTCTAAAGTTTTGCCGTAAAAAAACATCTCACGAATAACACGTTCTTCACGAGGTTTCAGTTTCAAAAGATACTGTGTCAATTTTGTTTTGATGTCCTGTTGGGCAAGAATATCATCCATCTCAACTGGCCCATCCAGTTCTTCCAAACCAACTTGAGTATTTTCTTTTCTTTGCTTATTGCCAAACAGAGGGTTTTCGTCAACTTTCAATTCACGATAGTACCAACGATAGAGTTCTGGATTATTAACACTCAGTCCACCCATGTCACGACCCCAATTATTGTATGTTCCGAAATCTGTCATCATCATTCTCCCTTAGTAAGTCTTTGTCATTTCCATCAATTTGAAACCTTCTTCCATCAAAGTCCGAGCATCGTCATCATTCTCAAAACCTTCCTCACTAGCAAAGTCCATGCTGCTGGTGGTGTAGATTGTATCAGTGTCGATGTCGATACCGTAGGTATCCATCACATATTTGAAAGTCTTTGCAGTCTGGATATTACCAGCAACCAAGTTTCCGGCACCCAAGAAAATCTCAAGGCCACCGTTGTTCGCACCGATAAAAACTGTTTTGTCTGTCATTTGAAGTCCTCTCTTTCAACTCATCTTACTTAATTAATATACCTTGTTATCATAACAAAGTCAAGAGAAAAATAGCAAAAAGACGAAAAAAAACCCCTGTAAAAACAGGGGCTTATCATTTTTTTGAAATTATTTTTGTTCCGGCCGAAGATTTATTCCCAAAAATAGGGGCATTTCTCCGAATCGGTGTTAGGTGATTCGCAGACTAATCGTCTTTATCTTCCTTCAACATTAAATATTTTGCTTCTTCATATAATCCCATACTGGAAAGATGAGATGCAGCTCTTGCTCTTCCAGCACTCTCGCCGAAAGCGATTACGGCAACGAATGCTATTTGTGCCATCTTTGCAATCCAATCGCAGATTTCACAAGTTTGTTTATATGTATGATTTAGTACTAGTCCTATGGACATTATTTTATTCTCCTTTTGTGTGTGATGTATTCATAATAAGATAGAACATCTTCGTCATTAAGATGTTTTGTGTCTTGGGCGTATTCTGTTCTAATATAACGAATAATATCGGTTGAGTTTTGTTTGCTACGGAACAATTTTGCTATCCATTTTGACATTTTATTTCATTCCTCTAAAACGGTAAAAGGGACGCAAAACAGCATCCCTAGTTAGTTTGGTCTTTGGGGTTGAGGTTTGCTCAAGTATTGATCTTCCTCATCTGTATAAGGCCACATTATTGAATCTCCTTTGGGGGGTTTCGCATTTATTTATAAAATAAAGTCAGTAATATTGACGTTTCATTGAGGTTTGTTTGTCAAAACAGCCGTGACAATTTCGCACAAGTCCACTTTGGTTGTGCTTCCATCCAATCAAATAATTTCGTGTATTCGTCTTTCTTTTCTTTACACTCATCAATGAAGTTTGGAATTTCATCGTGCAATAGTTTTCCCACACCAGCAGTTTCAAACAATGCTTCGTTCTTCCAAGTGTTACCAGACAGAACTGTAGATGGACAACGTGCCTTGCAAGCTGCATACAGTTCGTGGTGTCTACCAGTTACGAACCAATCAGTGTTTCTAAGAGTGTTCACACATTCATTCCATTCTGTTTTGAAGATATCCAGAACAGGAATGTTTTCTGGTCTGTAATCTTGTTGCATAAAGAATTTACCTATCACCAAATCTTTGTGTTCAAAGTTTTGTGTTGGTACATCGACAAAATAAGACAAGTCTAAATGTAAATCTACCTTGCGCCCAATAGTCTCATACATTTCATATTGAGATTTTATTTCACGAACAGAAATGTATGTATCAGATAATACGTCCTTAATTTCATCATTAATAGTCATAGACTGCCATACTGTATTAATTAGTGCAGTCTTTTTACCTAGTGTCTTTGCATTTCTTAGGATTGCAAGTAACTGTTGAGCTGTGGAAGCGTCATGGTGCATTGTTCCTTCACCATTGACAAGAATCATATCTGCTTCAATAAATTGCATTTCTACATTAGGAAGCAAATCTCTGTTACCAGTAATAGAATTTAGGATTGTATGCCCGTTGTCAATCAAGTCTTTATGTAAGTACTCCATCACTTTGGCACAACCATGATGGTAGTTTCTTGTATCATTAAATATCAGTATCTTCATTATATAATTTCAAACCTTCTTGTAATACTTTAGAACTTCCTACTCTGACATTGATAATGCCATTATAGTAATCGTCACTTAAAAGAACTTCTCTATCAAATTGTTCTTTTGCTTCTAGGTAACTTAACATTCCTTTACTTTGACAGTAATGTAATATCTCTCTAGTAAAGTTTTCTTCACCTAGTTCTTCAACATCAGCATTCAAATGGTCGGATGAACCCCAATAGGTTCTCCAATCACTTTCTTTTGTTGAACGTCTTTTATTCTTTTTACCTTTTAGGGGAGGCCTTGTTACCTTGAACCTTGCTAGTTTCTTACCAATGTATTTTTTATTATTGGTTAGATTCGTTATGATATAGACGAACCCCTCACAGTCAGCGGGAAGTTCGTCTACTGGATTTCCTTTGTATGTCCACATTACCATTCATCTTCATCAAAATCCTCAATCTCGTCTTGCTCTTCAGTATTTAGTTCGTCCGAGCAGAACGGGCAATGTTTGACAGAATAGTAGTGTTCTTCCATGTTATGCTGGATTCTAAAAACAGCATCACATGATTCACATAAGATTTCTTTTTTACTCATAAGCCTCTCTATGCGGCTTCATAAACGTCATCCCACTTACCACTTAAGCCAGCAACCTCATATTCGGTTACTCTGTTCTCAAAGAAGTTAGTATGGTCTGCGCCATTCAGCACCCACTCCAACCAAGGTAGTGGATTATCTTTTACTTTGTAATTACCCTTCAACCCTAATTGAAGAAGGCGTCTATCAGTTATATATCGAATATATTGTTTGACTTCTTTACTATCTAGTCCTTCAATATCTCCAAGTTTGTACGCCAAGTCAACAAAGTTATCTTCCAGTTTGACTGACTGTCTAGCCATTTCATAAATCATGCCTTTAAACTCATCATCAATGATACGAGGGTGTTCTGCACAATATGCCTTGAAGAGTTTTGATACACCTTCAACATGGATTGATTCGTCACGAATACTCCACTCAACAACCTTACCCATACCCTTCATCTTACCAAAACGCTGGAAGTTAAGAAGCATTACGAATGATGCAAAGAGAGCAACACCTTCATTGAATACTGACTTTGCAAGTGATAGTCCTAGGCCACGAACTGTGTTAGGATCACTATCCATCATAAATTCAATCTTATCTGCCATCTCTGTATATTCTAGGAAGGCATGATATTCGGCATCAGATAGCCCAAGTGTCTCGTTAAGAAGTGCATATGCACGTTGGTGAATACCTTCACGAGTTGCAAATGAACCAAGCATATTTCGTACTTCGTTATTCTTAAACTTTGGGATGAACTGGTCATAATAGTTTTGTCCTACTGCAACATCTGACTGTGTAAACAGTCTAAGAATGTTTGTGATATATTCTTTTTCGATTGCACTGACTTTACCAGACTTCCAATCAGCAACGTCCTCTGACAAGTCAAGTTCATCTTCAATCCAATGAACTTTCTCGTGTCTTGTTGTGATTTCAACTGCCCAAGGATAATGGAATGGCTTGTAAGTTTCTGAGAACTCCATCAAACCCCCACCTTTTTTCTTAACAAAATTATCTGCAACTTCCATGAACTGGTCGTATGTGCCGATTAGTTTGTCATCAATAAAGATTTGTGGAACAGAACGAGCGTTAGGAACTCTTTGATAAAAAGCAAGTCTTTCTTCTTCATTATCCATTTTAATTTCTGTGTACTCATACCCATGTGAATCAAACCAGTGTTTTGCCTTTTCACAAAATGGACAATGTGATTTACTATAAATTTCTACTTTCATCTTTCCTCTTTCCTTATCCTTGACACGCAACACATTCGTCTTGCGTCATTGCCTGTGTTTCAAAATCTTTCAATGCATCACGAGTAACTTTCTGTGATACATTCTCTGCACGTTGTGAAGTTTCTGTTCTTAGGTAATACAAACCCTTCGTGCCCAGTTTCCAAGCAGCGAAATGAGTTTTATGCAAATCTTTCTTTTCTGCACCAGCAGGGAAAAATAGATTTAGGGATTGTCCTTGACAGAGATATTCTTGTCTGTCTGCGGCTTGTTCCACCAACACCAGTTGATCGATTTCAATTGCTGTTTTAAAAACATCCTTGACTTTCTGTGATAAGAAGTCGAGGTGTTGGACAGATCCGCCATTTGTGATAATACTTGACCAAACATCTTGTGTATTCTGTTTAACTTTCTTTAGTTCTTCTTCAAGGTATTTATTCTTCACCAAATGTGAGCCTGCACGAGTTCTATGTGTATATGCATTTGCCTTTGATGGTTCAATAGATGGTGATGTACCACAAATAATAGAAGAGTTTGCATTAGGAGCGATTGCAAGTAGATGTGCATTACGTCTACCAGTTCCTTGCATATCTGGTGCCTCACCTCTTTCAAAACCTAATGTGTTTGATTCTTTGACTGCTTCCTGTTTGATATGTTTAAATACTTTATGGTTTAATTCTCTTGCTTCCCATGAATCGAAAGGAATTCTTTTCTGATGTAAGAGTGAATGCCACCCCATTGCTCCAAGTCCAAGTGAACGCTCTTGTGTTGCTGAGTATCTTGCACGAGAGATTTCATCGCCTGCGTTATCAATAAAAAATTGCAAAACATTGTCAAGGAAACGAATAAGATCACGAACCAGTGTAGTTTCTTTCCACTCATCGAACTTCTCCAAATTTAAAGATGATAGGCAACAAACAGCAGTTCTGTCATCTGAGGTAGGTAGGTGAATTTCGTTACATAGATTAGAACCATGAATTTTCAACCCCTTTGCCTTCATTGTGTGTGGTAATGCACGATTAGCAGTATCAATAAAGTTTAGATATGGTTCACCAGTTCTATAACGAACTTCTAGAATTTGTTGCCATAGAGTTCTTGCAGGCATTGACTCACGAACATCCAAATCATTAGGATCACGCAAATCCCACATCTCTCCTCTTTCTACTGCTCTCATAAATGCATCTGTAATATTGATTGCATGGTGTAGGTTTAAGTTCTTTCTGTTTACGTCACCAGTTGGAACTCTCATGTTCAAGAACTCAATAATGTCTGGGTGTGATACATCCATGTAGGCTGCATAAGAACCCTTACGAGTTTTACCTTGACGATAAGCAGTCATATCTGCATCAACCGTGTGTAGAAACGGCATTGGGCCGGGCGCCTTGTCAGAGATTGCTCTGATGTCGCTCCAGTGTCCACCAACACCACCACCTTTGACTGACAACCAACGCAACTCTGCTGAGTGGTCGATTAGTCCTTCAAGTGAATCTGGAACATAGGTTAGGAAACATGAAATAGGAAGAGCCTTTGCTTTCTCGCCTGGGCGAGGTGCATTCGACAATACTGGTGATGCAAACATAAACCAACCTTTGGATACTGCATCATAAATTCTTTGTGCGAGTTCTAAGTCTCCACCAGAATACGCAACTGCGGCACGAGCATATGCCTGTTGTGGTGAATCTTCGTCTTTGTTACAATAATAATCCTTGAGTAGTTTGTATGCTTGTTCTGATAAATCTTTGTCTCGTGTTCTGTCGATTGTGATGCCAAGGTGGTCAAGACCAGTTTCCTCAGCACTTGGGAATGTTACTACGTTCTCAAGGGCCATCTTTGTATCTCCTAATGTTTCTATGTCCGTTTCCAAGAATTGAAAACAGTTTGTGCTTGTAATCCTTTATGGGTGTTACTATGTATAATCCCCATAATCTCTGCCGAGGTGATTCCAGAAAGAATCATCTCATTAATGTCTTTTTCTTTTATGCCCTTAGGCCAGATGCAAACAGAATAATCTTCACTTATGAATTTTTCTATTTGTTTGCAGACTTCTTTGTTTCTTGGTTCGTTGTCTGGTATAAGAACTGCTTTATCTTTATACTGAGGCAGTCGTAAATCACTTTGGGCAACAGCAATACCATTTTGAAGAAATAGACTATCAAGAGGGCCTTCCACGATATTAATTGTGAAAGAAGTGTCCAACCTGTCCAACCCAAAAATTTTGGGTTGATCTTTGTCAATAATGATAGTAATGTATTTCTGTTTTTCTTTCCCAAACGCCCGTCCTTGATAAGCAAAGATTTCACCATCCTTAGTTCTGAATGGTATAATCATTCTTGGATGATCGCCCTCTAGTGATGGAAATTTGTTTTCAATAAATGTATTACTGAACTCAAAAAATTTAGGACAGAAATATATATCATTCCAAGCATCTCTAGGAAGGGATCTTTTCAATAAAAATTTGACGGCTGGATGATTTTCATCCAGTTCACTGAATTTTTTCAGTCCATCAAATGTTTTGAACACAGGTTTCTGGAAATCGAATTTTGGGTTCTCAATACCAGCTCCAGGCGTCTTATCTCCTCGACCAGAAGAGGTAAGGCCTTCCTTATACCTTTCTAGTACATATTCTTTGTGTAAAGAAATATCTACATACTCAATCAATTTAGATAAGTTTGTTCCATGCGAACAGTTATGACATTTGTAAAACAAGTCATTCTTTGTTCGATAAACAAACCCTCTTGCCTTTCTCTGATTCTTTTGTGAATCACCACAAAATGGACAAGAGAAGTTCCACAGGTAATCACCTTTCTTGGTGAAGTTCCTTAGTCTATGGCTGATTAGGGAAATGTACTTTGTGTCGATGTAATTCATATGTCATAATATACAGTGTTTCACCTCAATTGTCAATAGATTTTATCCCCAAATAGGAAGTCTTTGTATTATAAAACCTATGACGATGGCGCCACCTATAATAAGGTGTCTCCATTTTTCCAGTATGCCTACTCTGGTTGATAATTCTTCACGCAACTTTAGAAATTGTTCTGTTTCCTTGCGATTGTGTTCGTTCATTGCATCGACAAGACGGCGTTCCATGTCGACCATTTGAGTCGAGGTTTCTTTCGCATTGGTTGTAATGCGAGAATGCAATTCTTGGATATTGTCACGAAATTGTTTTTCTTGATCTTCCAACTGCTCTTCCTGTCGAATAAGTTTCTCTTCATGGACGGCCATAATAGTATGCAAAGACTGAGAAACGTCAGCAATCTTTTCAATTGCTGAATCGAGTCTAAGATGAATTGCCTTCATATCTGCAACTTCTCTTTTGAGAAGTTCGACTTCAGTTTCTATCGTTTTCATTGTAGCCATTGCAAGTTCTATACCTACTTTTATTTATTGGTTGTCAAGAAAATGACAGTGATTATAATTTGACTACAACCACTGTCAAGTTTTTTTATTTAATTTTGGCGTTATTCTTTCGGTGTCCGTTCCATGCAACAAAACCACCAATTCTTAATGCCCAGTATGCAAGATAATTCAAAAACTTAAATCCATTTATTTCTATATTTATGTCTCTGAAGATTACATCAGCCTCTTTCTGATTCATTTTGCCCCATGTACCCTTTGATTTTTTCTTTAAGGTTTCGTACTTATATGCATAATCGTGAACAAGGCCTCCCATGAGAAGAACACCAGTTGGAGATAACCATGTGTGTAGAAATTTAGGAATAGAAGCACCATCAAACTGGAATCCTTTTGGAATAACATATTCAACTTCATCTAACTTAAAGACAAAATCTTTTGCAATCACCCAATTTCTTGTGCCAGTCAACCACATCCAGATTGCACTCCAAAATCCCTTTCCTTTTGTTGGAATTGGAATTGGTTTCATATGTGGCATTTCGTTGTATTCAAA